GGGGAGGAAAGGTCGCTCTTAGAGCTTTCCTCCCTACTCTGATATATCTGAGTCTGATGTGAGGCGTTAGACCTACGTTTTGTGCCTCGGTGGTGAGGCGTAGAAGTAGGGGTTTGCGCCTCAGGGTGAGGCGTTTGAACGCCCCACCCTTCAAGAATCCACCAAAATGTGCGCTTTGGAATCTTCCCGTCTGGAGTAGCTTCAATCTCAATAAACACCTCATTGTCATTGCAGAACTCTAGGAATCTTCTAGCAGCGTCATTGGATACACCACAAGCCTTGGCAATAGTCCTGTATCCGAGTCTGAAGAAAGGCACTTTGCCACTATTAAGCTTTGAATAGCAGAAGAGCAACATCTTTCTTCTTTTAGATGCTGCTCTTCCTTGAAACATATCCATGCAGTCTGCAAGATGGCACGCAGCTGTGGTGTCCAGCTTCGCCCATCCGAGTCCGTCTGTGTAATCAGCCACGTGCCACCTCCTCTCTTACCTCATGGCTGCTCTTAGAATGGCAAATCCTCGTCGGCAAGCTCAACGGCAGGCGCAGGAGCGTCAATGACTGCATTAGCTGCATTGTCACGTGCATCTTTGACTTCATCAGTTTCGTAAGGCTCTGCAAACTTGGCATCAAAGTTGCCTTCTGCAGCGTCTTTGCCTGGAATGAATGCGTTGACATCAACTGCTGTCTTAACCTTGCCCTCGCTGTTGACGTAAGAGCGATGACGGATGACAACTCCGAGGAGCTTGCCAACAAGCGTCTGTTCTGCGCCGTCCTTGTCCTCATAGACAAATGCCTTGGCACCCTTGCCCTGTGCGGTATTCTCAACTGCTTCTGTGAGTGCCTTGTAACGCTGCTTACCGAAGTCAGTTGTGCCAGTGAAGTAGATGCGGAATGAGTGTCTCCAGTCGTTTGTGGTGTCTGCAAGATCCTGTGCGAAAAGAAATGACTTAGTCTCGCCGTTCCAAATGTCATAGACGAACTCGAGATATGGCTTCTTCTCGTCTGTGTGGTCTTTAACACGTACAATTTTTGCAACGTATCCGCCAGGCTCAAGCATAGAAGAGCCACCGCCGTTGGATGCAACTACCTTGTCAAAGTTACCGAATGCCTTCATGATTTTTCTCCTTAGAAAATAGTGGATTAAATAAATAGGGAATTAAGCGAGTGGCTTCATATCCCAGTAAGAACGAATAGTGCTGTCAACCTCTTTGAGGTCATTGTCAATTACGAGCTCATCAAACATTCCCATTGGAGATTTAGCGGGCGTTGAGCCGTCTGTCTGCGTGATGAAGTGATAGCCTGTGTCATCACGCTCTGTGATAAGCACGATTGGAAACATGCCCTCAATACAGAGCTGATTGTCGAGCATTTTGCCGATTGTCTTAGGCTTTAGCCTTCCTGCATCGTCATAGTCAGGATGCATAAAGAAGTAAACGATTGTGTCATCGTTTGTGTTGTTGGCAGCTTCCAATAATTGCTCAAAATCAACTGCCATTGAGGTGAACTTGTCATAGCCTTTCTCATTTGCTTTAGCAAAGCTTTGGAATGCCATGAGGTAATTCGCATCATCGACTACATACGCTTTGAGCTTGTTAGCCTTGAGCGACTGTTTCATCTGAGCATAGGTCGGATGGTCGACTTTGCTCATCTTCCCTCGGAAGGGAAGGGGTTTTCCTGCGACATTAAAAATGCCAATTTCGCCAGGCTTGAAGTTCCTTAAGCTGGTTGACTTACCTGTACCAGAATGTCCTAGCACAAGAACTGATACTCCCATAGATCTATTCCTTTCTAAAACTTGTATTCCTTCTCCGGGTGTCCTGCTTCGTGGTATTTGCCGTGCAAGCCATTGGCTCTAACGCACTCCATGAACGCTGGCATGCGTGACTCATAGACGCAGACATACTCGTGATAGAACTCAATGTATTCTGTGCCAGGAGCTGTTGTGTGCTTCATGGTTGGTTTGCGTTGGTAGAAGTCCCATGCGGTCGAGTGGACCGCATGGAATTGAGCTGGTGTGTACGTGTAAAGCCCAAAACAGACCGAGTCGAAGTCGATGCGCCAGATTCTAATGAGTCGTACATCTTCTGCGTTGGGCTCAACGTACTTATCGAGGTTTAGTTGCTTCATCTACTTCAGCCCGTCTATCTAGCGTAAAGCCTATGTTTGCTTCTTCCTTGGTTTGGTAGTAGCGAGAAGCATGGTTGCAATAAGGACACCTAAGACGCCAGCCATGCTCGTCATGCTCTAGGTCAAAAGCGGTGCTGCCCCAACCATCATTGAGACATCTTGGGCAAATCATTAGTCTCTCTTTCTGTTTAAGAACATGCCACCGAACATCAGAAAACCGCCGATAAGCACACCAAGACACATATTCAATGCGCCGTAGTAGTAATCCCAGTTTGGGTCTCCTGTATTTGGTAGTGCAGCCTTCTTCTTTGCTTTCTTTGCTGGCTTTGCTGGCTCGGGCTGTAGCTCGGGCTCGCTATCCTGTGGAGTTGGAACTGGCTGTGGTCCTGGATTAGGTTCTGGCTGTGGCTCTGGAGTTACTGGAGTCTCCGGCTCAGTTGGCTGTGGTCGGTTATCACCGTTGCCGTTGCCACCAGAATCGGCTGCAACGTAAGTCCAGACGCTCGATGCCTGCTTCTCAGCTGAGTAAAGCGTGACGGAGTTCTTAATGCGTGGATTCTTGGTGGTGCGGTAGATGAGGAAGTACTGCTCACCGTTTGCCATGGCGTTGTGCAGATTCAGCGTGAATGTAGAGCCGTTAATGGTTGGCTCATCGACTTGCACTGGATTCCAGCCATAGGAATCGTTGATTGCGCCATACTCGTCCATGTGTACCCTGTAGAGCTTGAAAGAGCCGGGTACGTAAGAGCCAGCTTCAATTGAGTCTTCCAGGATGACATTGGTAAGGTTCATCTTGTCGACGTTTAGACGCACCTTCCATTCAATGGTGTCTGCGTCTGTGTCAGCCACACCCCACTTAGCAATAACCTCACCTGTGAGGACGTTTGGACGCTCAGTGTGAACAGTGAAGCTCGCAACTTGACCAGTTGAGGTCTGAACGATTCTCAACTCCTCATGATCTAGTCCGTTGTCCTCTCCAATCCACGTTGCAAGCCAGATTGAACCCTTGATGTTGTCCTTACCCTCGACATAATTCGTAAAGGTGACATGACATGTCTGAGTGAGTGGGTTAATCTCAGCAACTGCGCAGACTTCTCCGTCTGACGTGTATAAGTTGAAGCTCGAAGCTGCGTCATCTGGGAAGCGCAGGAATGTTGGAAGCTCAATGTCGAATGAATCGCCGTTGTGGAGTTCCTGCCCTGTGGCATCCCAGTTGATGTTCATATAGAACTTGGAATGCAAGCCAACTGAGTTGACTGGTTGCTTCTCTAAGTTAGTGACTTGGAAGCCTGTGAGCTGGACTGGTACCGTCTGAGCCTGTGCGATGCCTGGGATAAAGACCAGCACCGCAAAGACAGCAACAGCCAGCCATTGAAGAAGTTTCTTCATGGTAAAAGCCTTTCTTTAGTTGTAAAAAAATGGGAATTAAATAAATCGGTATTTATTGCAGTAAATCGTGACTTCCTGCAATGAACGCCGCGAGCGTTTCAAGTGTCATTGTGGCGTAAGTATCTCCGAACGTCTTATCGCCAACGCCTTTGCGCTTATGAACGACAACGCCAAATTCCGCGTCTGCGTTACCACGCTCAACTTCAGCTTCTTTAAGCCATTTAGGCAGCTCCATACGTGTGCAGTTTTTGCACTCAACGACTACCGGGAGACCACGGAAGAACACTCCCGCAATGTCTCCTCTGTCGTGTATGCCAGCTGTGGTTCTGCGCTCAATGTCAGCCCCTAGCCTTGCTGCGAGGTATTCTGCGACTTGACGCTCAAACGCTGTGCCTTTTTGTTTCTGTTTGCTCATAGTAACCTCGCAAGAGCAATATCAAGAGTGTTCCATGAGCACTGAACAAGCCTGTAGTTGGTCAAGTCAACAATGTTCATTCCACAGGCAAGTGCAACATCATGTTCAAGCCTTGCTCCTTTTGATGTATGCCATCCTGGCAACATCACGATCGTGTCATACTCAACAAGTGCAGCAACACAACGCTTCATTGCTTCTTCATAGCCAAGGCTATCTGGGATTTGCGAAGCAGGATTAAAGATCCGAAAGGCATCGCACAGTTTTACAAGTTCCTCGACAAACAAGAACAAGCCTTTATAGTTCTTTATTCTTGTAATTGGTCCAGACAAATAGACCTTTTTGCCTTTGACTTTATCACTGATGTCTTCGCCGTCGGTTAAGTATGCAATCTGTGTAAGCTTCTTAACAGCTTCAACTGCTTTGTCTTGGTTATTCATGAGATCTCTTCTCAACTAGTCGTTTGTAATACCCGATTGCTGCGTCAAAATCTTTAAGACACTCGTCATACATGCTTGGGCTTGACCAAACATCTTTTGACTTCATCAGAGCAGCGCATCTGTACTTAGCTTCTAGGGCTTGCAGGTACATTTCATCTACAGTTGGTTTGCGCTCGGTGGTAACGGGAATGCAATAGTTCCAAGTGTTAGGATTCATCACACACCACCCTACAACCACAAACGGGGCAATAAGTAGGCGCTAGTAGCCCGTAGGACGTTTCGCTCCAAAGCTGTCCGCAATTAGAACACCTTGTGGTATATCGGTGCGGTGCGCCGATGCCGTCTGGCTCTAGCTCCTCTATTGCGTGACATGTAGGGTCAATAAGGTCGGCTAGCACAGTAAAAGCACTCTCACCGTCCGGGAGACACTTTTCAAGGTCTTTGAGGTAATTAAGGGTGTAGAAATATACGTCTTGTGGCTCAAAGAGCCCTGGCATAGTGCGCTCTTTGTACTTTGCTCGTAGCTTCTCCGCTACTTCTTGACGGTTAGTCATCGCTATCAGCTCTTTTATTAAGCTTCTCAATAGCTTCTTTTAGTGATTCACGCAGAGAAGAAATTGCCAAAGCTTTGACTTCATCGTCTTTGCTAATTGGACAAAACTCTTTTAGTTCCACATTATCTGTCTTGAGCTCGTAAAAGTATTCAGGAGAACTCTCATCAGAGACAAATGTATATATAGAGTCATCACTATCACTAGAGAATGCAAGTACATAATCAAATATCTTCTCAGTACGTTCAATTGGTCTAGCAATATACCAGCTCTTTTCTCCGCTATATGCTTTAAGTGCCCATTCGTAGAGGTCTTCATCATTGAGATTAAGTGCATTGGCGAGCGTTTCAACATCTGCCAAACCATAGTCCTCTTTGTAAAACCTGTACGAATCCGCCACCGTGTATTTGACAGCCTTTGTTTCTTTCACTCCAAAGGCTGGCGCATTCTTGCATTTCTCTTCAAACTCTTTCTGAGCTTCTTCAGCTGCTTTAACGCGTGCTTCTTCAGCTTCACAAACGCCCTCACAATAAGCAACTGCTTTGTCTCGCTCATCTTCAGCTTGGAACAGGCATTTGAGCAGATACTCTTCTGCTGTCTTAGCGTTTCGACAATTCTTGTAATTAGGCATTCTCACCATCTCCAAGAAGTCCGTAGATACGTTGCGGTAGCTGTCCTTGGTACGCATCCGCTACCTTGTCAGCGTCAACTCTGAGTGTGGTACCAAGCCAAGACTCAGCAACCTCACGCCTTACCATCTCGCAACCTCCAGGCAGCTCACCGTCTTTGGTTGCACACTCAAGTACCTTGTCTGGATAGAGCGTGATAAGACGTGTGAGCGTGTCAATGCCAGAATCACTCGTCATGATCCAGTCGACAAACTCAGCAACACTCTTAACCTGTGGTACAACCTCAGTCTTTGGCTTTGAGAGCCTTGCAGATACGGTGCCAACCTTCTTGCCGTTTACTTTAAGGTCTAGCTTGGAAACTCCCATCTGTACGTAGAGATTGCGCAGTTCGTCATCAAGCTGTGTGCGCAGGTTGTCAGCTGCGTGTGCGTCAAGGTGTTCCTTAACTTTCTTCTGTAGAGCGGTTAGAAATGCAACTCGCTCAACTAACAACTCACGTTCTTCTTTGTTCATATCAAATCCTTTCTTAGCTGACTGAGTCAGCAAGCCATCTATCCATCTCATCGCAGGTAATCATGTAGCCACGCTCTTGTCCTGCTGGCTTGATAAATTTGAGTGCTCCCGCCTTGTGTTCAGCTCTGAGCATTGAGCCTGGAATACCAGAGTATTTAGAGGTCTGAGCAATCGTGTAAGCTAGCTGTGGTGGTAGTCCTGCAAGTACAGCTGCATTGAGTGAGCGAGAGCCGTTGACGGTTCCTGTCTTCTCTGCAAGCTCTCTTTGCGCTTCTGCAGACGCAATCATGAACTTCTCAAAGAGCTTTGCGAGAACGCTCACGTCTGCGGTAATCTCTTTCTGCTTCGTTGATGTCATCAATCCACCTCCAAACGGGAATTGAGATTGCTACATAGGGGATAAGTCCTGGAATGCCACAAGCTGAGAACGTGGCATAAATAAGAGCAAATAAGATGCCTGTCATCGCAGAGCAGATGTAAGCTCCAACGGCAATCTTTTTGAATTGAAGCGGTATACTTTTCATATGTTCACCTCCAGGGAGAACATCGCCCTTGCATTGGTCGGACAATGTGAGGGCAAACTTTTATTACGATTTATTGCTACTAGATAGCGGGCACTGCCAGCTCCCCTGGTTTGTGTCATATCTAGCTATTCGGTTTGCAAGGTACATAGTGCTTGAGAAGTGCTTATTTACTGGTTAGTACGCTCCTGGGTAAGACCAAAGAGGTAATCAACCGTGCAACCAAAGATGGCTGCTAATTGACGAGCCTTGGAAGATGGAATATCGTTGTTTCCTCGCTCCCAATTACCCAATGTACGTGGGTTAATTCCAAGAAGTTCAGACAGCTGAGTCTGCGACATTCCCATGCGTACTCGCTCTGATGCAAGGTTGTTCATGTTCACCTCCTTAGTACTCGCTAACTGGTTACTGGAATAATAATAACCAAAAAGTGAGTATTTTCAACTATTGAGGTAAAAAAGTATCCGAATTGTGGTTATAATGTGGAGAGCGCAGCTAGAAAGGGTGGTTACTTATGGCACGTGAAGAAAGCTACACAGCAACCTTCTTGGGCAATGCAAGGCGCAAGGCTGGTTTGACACAGAAAGAAGCTTCAGAGAAGACGGGCATTCCTCTAGGAACAATCAGACGCTGGGAGCAAGGACAGAATGACCCTGATATGGGTTCGCTTATTCAGCTTGCTGAACTTTATGGCGTTTCCCTGGACGAGATTCTTGGAATGGATAGCTTTAGAAGCAATGGCTTTAAGTACGCAAGTAGGGCAGAGATGGCATCTGTACCACTCTTAGGTTCAATCGCTGCTGGGACTCCTATTGAGATGATTAACATTGATGAGACGTATGACATTCCAGCAGATATTCATGACAGATACCCACAAGCATTTCTTCTGAAGGTTGTAGGCGATTCTATGAACCGCGTACTGCCAAATGGTTGCTATGCGCTCATTAACCCTTGCCAGGAAGCGTCTAAGCCTATGAGGGCATATGCAGTGTGTGTGAATGGCTTTGACGCAACTATTAAGCGTGTCAAACCACTATCGAATGGCTACGAGCTCATCCCAGACAGCATTGATCCTACTTACAGACCACAGGTGTTTGACTTCAATGAGATTGATACGCAGCCCGTTTCCATTATTGGTGAGGTTGTATGGTATTTAGTGCCATTTGGATTTGAGATTTAAGAGAAAGGAAAGAAATGAAGTATCAGAAGTTTGTCATGGTTGGTGCGGGACTAGCACTCTCGCTGGCTCTCACAGCTTGTGGTGGTACTCCACAGCAGAACACGCAAAGCACCACACAGCCACAGACTAAGCAGGAACA